GTTTTCTCACTGCACAAATTTGATTGCACAGTCCCAAGACAATAGTGTGATTTAATGAGTGCCGCACGGTCAAAGCCAACTTTTTGTGGCCGTGTTGTGCGTTGTAGGCGGAACTTGACGCTCGCAGTCGAGGTGCTTTGTAAGGAGGGGCTGGTTCGCCAGCCATTCCAAACTAGTGCTACCGACTGCAAGGGTTTAGAAAGGGAGTGGAAGGCTTGGTGTAGCCGTTGTACTGACAAAAGGAAGGATTCCGTAAGGAGTTTGACCTTAAAATCGGCCATTAAAGGGTGTAAGACCCTGTTTGATGAGCCGTGCAAAAAGTGCGACGGTGTTTTGAAAAGAGACGCCAAGCGAGCGTGGCTAAGAAAGGCTTGCGAGGAGCCCAGGACGACGGATTCCCGTGTTTTGGCGGATATCCGGTCAAGAGCCAAGGAGATGATGGGGACGCGTTGGTTTAAAGAGAGGCAGGATGACTCCTATCTCGTACCTGACCAGCAGGGTTGTCTCGAGATGAAGAGCATGTTCGGCGGCACCATGAGCGTCGGACGATGGTTTGAGGAAGGTGGAGTAGCGCAGGAGGAGAGGCTTGCGGGGCCTTGTCGACTGGGTACGGCGAAGACTAAAGGGAAACTGAGGGTTGTCACTATGCAAGGGGCCCGCGTGAAGCGGATACTTCGTCCCGTGCATACCTCAGCGTACCGGAAGCTTTCCGTAAATACCTGGTTGGTGAGAGGAAACGTCACCGAAGAGCACTTTAACCGAGTGTGTGACGATTTACGACCCGGGGAAGTCTTGATTTCTGGCGACTACACTGCATCAACTGATAACTTGAATCAGGACGCTGTCAATACAGTTGTCGACGTGCTCTGTGAGGCCTTGCCAGTGCGAGAGAGGGAGGTGTTGAGCGATAGCTACCATCGGGTTTCGGTAGCCGAGGAATTAGGAGGCAAACAGGTGCCTGTCGTACGGGGTTCGATGATGGGGAACCTTCTGAGCTTCGTTGTCCTTTGCATTCTGAACAAAGTTTGTATTGACATCGCAAGACAAAAGGTCTATAACTGTGGTCCCTATTACCGTCCCTGTCTTGTCAATGGAGACGACTGCCTGTTTGCCGGCAACGAGGAGATGTATAAAGAGTGGCTGCGAGCGACGGCATCGGTTGGTTTTGAGATCAATAGGGATAAGACCATGAGATCGGATCGTTTTTGCGAACTGAATAGTCAGTATTTTGACAGGCACTCGCGTGCCCTCATTAGAAAGCATTCGTTCGGCTTTCTCGGTTCGGACGATTGGAAAGATTCCGAAGGGTCAATGGCCAGCTGCGTGTTCGAACTCGCAGACCAGTTGAAATACACCACCGCTACTTGGCTGCTGACGACAAAGAAAATTCGACGGTTGTTTGAGCGAAACCGTCCTGCCGCGAGTGAGATCCCGAGGAGGTGGAGACACTTCCTCCTACGGAAGAATTGGTTTAGGCAGGGTTTAGTACAAGGATGGCGGGACTGGACTGTTGTCACTTCGGGTGACGACCGGTCCCTACCATTCGAGTACGGCCCTCCTGTTAGAGAAAGTAAGCCAGTTCTAGAGAAAAGGATCAGAACTCTCGAAAACGCGTTTTCAAAAGCTCTTTGTGAGTCCTGGCGTGGGAAATGTGCGGAACCTTTAAAACGGAAAATGGTCCCGG